GACAGCACCCGGCCCATCCATGGGGCGCACAGCGGGCACGTCGTCGGCGTCTCCGGCACGATCACCAGGTCGCGGCCCTCGTCGCGGATCGCGGCGAACCAGCCGTCCATGACCGTGGTCGCGGCGACGTGGCTGACGGCCTGCTTGACGTAGCCGGGCGCGGTCCACGACTGGCGGCCGGTGCGGAACGCGGTCAGCCCGTCGGCGGCCCGGTTCAGCTCCCGCTGCACGACGGCGCGGCGGGCGTCGCCGGTCTGTCCGGAGCCTCGGGCGATGAGGGTGCCCCACAGCGTCCGCCACGCCTGCCGCCACGCCTGCCAGACGCGGCGTAGCAGGTCCATGAGACGGCCGGTCAGGCCCCGTACCGGGGTCGCGTCGAAGCCTGACCGGCCGTAGCCGCGCCGGTAGGCCTTCAGGACCGCCGCGCCGACCTCCCTTTCGGCGTCGCGGGCCAGGCCGGCCAGCACGGTGTCGGTACGGCGCTGCACTGCCGCCGCGTTGCCCCACTGCCGCTGCGTCCAGTCGTCCCGGTTGATGCCGGTGCTGATCGTCCCGGCCATGAACCGCAGCACGGTCTCACCGGCGGTGTGGTGCAGCTCGGTGACGACGGTGGCGAGGCCGTCGGCCCAGCCGGGACCCATCGAGTCGGCGACGGTCACTTGCCGTCCTTCATCCGCCGGGTGATCTCGGCGAGCTTGGCCGCATCCCAGATCGGGCCCTCGATGACCACATGGATCACGGTCACCGAAGGCTCCGGGCTCCCGGCGCTGACTTGCGGCCCGGCAGCCGGTCATAGCGGATCTTCTTGCCGCCGGGTGTCTGGTGCGCGTGCCTGTGCGCCCAGGTCTGATGGGTCGCGAACGCCCAGCGCCACTGCGCCTTGGACTTGAACGCATGGCTGCCCTTGCCCATCAGTAGCCGCCGGAGCCGTTCATCTGGGCGTCCATCGCCAGCGGGTCCGGAGTGCCCGGCCCGGGAAGACCACCCATGCCATCCGCCGGGCCGGGCACGCTCAAGGGGCTCGCCGCCTGCTGCTCGGCCTGGATCCGCTCGACCTCTTCGTCGATCTGCTCCTGATCCCAGTCGGGATGGACCATCTCAACGCGGACCCGCGTTGAAGCCGACTCGGCCGCGTAGAGCAGCTGCACGGTCTGCGCGATAGTCGACGGGTCTTCCTGGACCGTCTCGCCGAAGGTGATGTCCGGCCGGACCGGCGTCACGCCCGACTGGAAGACGTTCCGGTCGACCATCAGCAGCGTCTCGATCAGCTCCTGCAACGCCGGACGCCAGTACTTGATCTTCTTGTCGCGGGTGATCAGCGACCGGCGTTCCTGCGCCGCCACTTCCTTCGCGGTCTGGGCGTTCATCCGGTTCTTGCCGTCGGAGATCCCGAACGTCTGCGAGGAGTAGCCGGCCGCGCGCAGGATCGTCTGGATCTGCTCGGTGACGGTGTCCTTGTGCTCCTGCACCCGGATCGCGAACTGGTTGACGGTCAGGCCGCCGGACCCGGTGTCGAGCATGTTGAGGCCCATGAACACCTCACGCTCGGCGTCGAACCTGCTGCCCTTCCCGGCGCCGAGTGACTCCAGCATCGTCTCTGGCACCATTACCCGGCCCTTGCCGATCCGGATGTCGCGCATCCACGACGACCACGTCTCGTCGAGGGCGTCCAGCAGGCCCTCGGACCCGCCGATGTCGGCCCGGCCGAGCGGCGCCGCCGATGGGATGTTGCGCCACAGCTTGTTCGGCTTCATGTTCGGGACGTAGGTGACGACTAGCCGGTCCAGGCCTGTCGGGATCTCCGGCTCCAGGCCGGCCGTCTCCGGGTAGGCGGCCAGGTCGATCAGCTTGCCGAGGTTCTCCCGCGTGCCCTGGTACAGGCCGTTGTAGATGAAGCCCTTCTCGTGCCGCTCCAGATGCCGCACGACCTGCTTCTCGTCGGCGAAGATGACCCGCCAGAACGTGACGGCCTTCAGCGTGTCCCACTGCCACTCGGGGACCGCGCCGTCGGCGTGCATCGCCGTGATCCATGGCCGGTCGGCGATGTCCAGATCCCAGCACACCCGCAGGTACACGCCGCCGAGGCCCGCGGCGGTGTCTGCCGCCTCCAGCAGCTTCGCCTGAACCCCGTCATCGATGAGGACGTCGAGGCGTGCCTGAGTCTTTTCGTCGTCGGGGGTGTTGATGGTGGGCGGTTCGGCAAACAGCATGTCCGCGCTCGCGGTCGCGATGTCCCCGGCGAGCGGAACGTGCAGCTTGGAACGCCGCTGGTTCACCGAGACGGGCTCACCCCAGTACCAGCGGGCCAGCCGGCCGACGACGCCGCCGCGGTACTGCGCGGGGTGGTTATAGATGCGGGCCTGGCTGGTCGCGTCGTAGCCGAGCCCGTAATGGCCGAGCGAGTAGGCGTACTCCAGCTCGTCGGGGTTGCCGGAGTACCAGGCCGACCAGGCGTTGAGGCGTTCGGTGACCAGCGCGAGACTGGCGGGCGGCCACACGGTGTCGCCTGATGGCAAGGGCATTACGCGGCCACCTCCAGCTCATGTCTCAGGGCGGGCGTCCAGATGGCCCGCGTGGTGTGGATGCCGTACCGGGCACCGTCCGGCGCGTGGTCGTCGATTTTCAGCGGCGCGTCGATGCCCTTCGCCGCCTGGTCCGGGTCCCACGAATAGCCGGGCAGTTCGCGGCGCAACTGGACGCAGCGGCGGTGGATGCGGAGCTGGTCACGGGCGAACAGGCCGCCGATCGTCCTGATCCCGTCCAGCACCGAGTTGTCGCCGAGCGTCGGCGTCAACCGGTCCTGGAACAGTTGCGTCACGAACGATGCGGCGGACGGGTCGACGACGACGAACTGCGGGCGGACACCGCGGATCGGCACACCCGGTGTCTCCATGTCGTCCAGCCACGCACGGAGCCGCTGCGAGTATTCCGGGTCGGTCAGCTGCCGGTGCTGGGCTCGCGAGTCCCACCACCACTCGTCGGCCACGTACAGCCGCCGGTCCGCGCCCAGGCCGATCAGCTCGGCGGCGAACGGGTTCACCGTCCCGTAGTCGATGCCGAGGCTGATCCACCGTTCGATCGGCGGCAGGGTGTCGACCACGTGCCGCGCCGGGTCGAACATGTCGAAGATCGCACCCTCGGCCAGGCACCACTCGCCGAGGATGAAGCGGCGGTACCACAAGCCCGTGTACTGCTTCTTGAGCCGGGCCACGTGCACCGGGTCGAGGGTGGGGTTGTCGGCGATCGTGAACTGGAAGCGGACCAGGCCGACGTCGAGGCCCTTGGAGATGAAGTCGGCCATCAACCAGTGCCCGGGGCCGTCGGGGTTGGTGGTGGCGAACACCTTCGACCCGCGCATGCGGCCACGCGACATCAGCATCATCCAGAACGCCTGCGGCAGCAGCGTCGCCTCGTCTACGTAGGCGAGGTAGATCGTGGACCCGCGGATGCGACCCTCGGCCTTGGCGTCATTCGCGCCGATGAGGCGTACGTCCCGGCCGAGGATCATGGCGCTGGTCGACCCTGCCGTGTGGTGAACCTGGTCGGCGACCGGGCCGAACAGGGCGGGATCCTGGAGCAGGTTGATGATGTTCTGCTCGATGGTGTTGATGCTCTTGCCGACGATGACGATCAGTCCGGACGGCGGTGCTTCGGCGAGCGCGATCACGAAGGCCAGCAGCGAGGAGACGGTCTTGCCGGACGACACGGCGCCGTCCCACACAGCGATGTGCGGCGTGTTCATCGCCGCGGCGATGCTGGTGACCTGCTTGGGCGACAACACCGAGGTGACCCGGTCGACGTCGATCAGGTCTGCGCCCCGATCAGCGGAATGAACGAGCTCGCCGCACCGAACGACGTCGGATCGAAGGAGGCCGGCACTGTCGAACCAGCGGTGTAGATGCCGCGGCGCTTGGTCTGGCCGGGGCCGACCGCGAACCACGGGCCGTTGTCCGTGCCCGACACCGGGAACGCAATGCTGCAGCCGGTGACGCCGCGGATGATGGCCAGCACATACACGAACCGGTCGGAGGCCTGCGCGGTCTGATTCGCACCGAGCGCCCCGCCCCGCCAGCCGGACGTCGCCCACATCGTGCCCGTGTCGGTCGTCGTGGTCAGCTGCGCCCCGGTGTCGTCGTACAGGACGATCTGGTTCGGGCCCGAGGTGGTATCCCAGGTCCCCGCCGTGGTCACCGCGATCCACAGCTTCGAGAACGCGACGCCGGCCGGGACGAACATGCGGGCGATGTACCGGTCGTTGGAGGAGACACCGCCGGGCTTCTGGAACTCGTTCGGGTCACCGGTCGCCGCGACGAGCCCGTAGTGGGCGAGCGGGAACGGGCCGCGGTCCAGTGAAGGTGTGCCGTGGGCGTGATCGGACCGGGCCACTGTCGTGGCGACACCGTTCGCCGACGCCGCACCGTACGCCGTCTGTGCCGTGACGGCGCCGAACGCCTCACGGCCGTGCGTGTGATCCGCCTTCGCCGCCGTCGTGCCGGCTCCGGCCGCGGCCGAGTCGCCTACCGCCGAAGTGGTCGGCGAGGTGGACGCCAGCGACGGCGTGCCGTGGACGTGGTCGGAGCGTGCGGGCGTGGCCGCCGCCCCGTTGCCCGAGCTCGCACCGAACGAGGTCTGCGCGGTGACCGTGCCGAACGCTTCCCGGCCGTGGACGTGGTCGGCGTGGGAGACGCTCGCCGAGCTGCCTGCCGCTGCGACGTCGCCGACCGCGCTGTTGCCGGGCGTCGCGAAGGCCTCGCGTGCGTGCTTGTGGTCGGCCCTGGCCGGTGCGGTAGCGACCCCTACGGCGGCGCTGTCGCCGACGGCCGACGCTGCGGGTGTCGCCGCGGTGAGGCTCGGCGAGCCGTGCGTGTGGTCTTCGCGGGCGTAGTTCGTGCCGGTGCCGACGGCCTTCGCGATCCCGTACGTCGTCTCGTCGGTGACCGTGGTCGCCGGTGTCCCGGACCCGCCGCCGCCTGAGATCTGCCCGGCCGGGATGTGCCCGTTGGAGTCGAGCGGTCCCGCCGGGCCACCGACCGCGCCGACGGCGGTCGCGAGCACGTACTGCACCTGTGCCGTTCCGGGCACGGTGGGCGCGATCGCGGACAGGTCGACGGCGGACCCGGCGGTCAACTGGATGTCGTAGGTCCGGTACGCGCCCGCGATCTGCTCGGTAACGACGTACGCCCAGCCGGACGGCGAGATGTCCGTCGAGTCGGTGCAGATCAGCGTCACCGAGATGTGCCCGGCCGTGTCGAGGACGGCGCGGACCGGGGTGGCCGGGTACATGGCCGCTTCGAGCGCGGCCTGGAGCGCGGTGTTCGGCGTGAACGTGATGGTGCCAGTGGCGGGCGTGACATTGTCGGCGCGTTTGAACGTGGCGGTGACCGTGCGGGTCGAGAAGCTCACGACTCGCCCAGCACAATCTCTTCCAGCCGCGCCATCTCGGCAGGGAACAGCAGGCCGAGAGAGGACAGGAAAGCGATCATGCACGCGCATCCGTAATACGGATCGTCGGTGGCGCAGACCTTGCACGTCGCCTTGTCGGCCGTTTCGCTGCTCATCCCTCACCGCCTTCCGTGGTCCCGTTCATCTGCCCGGCCGCGATCTGCAACGCCGCGCCCAGCTCGCCGAGCATGGAGCGTGCGCCGGCCGCACCCGAGTCGGTGTCGAGCTTCTCCAGCACCGCATGCTTGTCGATCGCCACAGCGGCGGCGGTCATCAGGTTCCGCACGTCGGCCGGAGGCGGCCTGTCCTGCCAGTGCTCGTTGTAGTCGTTGTCCTTGCCACCGAACGCGTACACCAGGCCCGGCTGGTCGATCCGATCGAGCTGCTGACCGGCGATGACCAGGAGCCGCTCCGAAAGCGCCGCCCGCCGCGCCTTGTTGTCGATGACCTTCGCGGCCGTCGCCGCCTGCGTGTCGGCCCGGTCGAAGCTCAACCCGGCATCCTTGATGATCTTTGTGACGGTGCCCGCTCCGAGCTTGGTCTTGCGGGCGATCTCGTTCCGCGCCAGGCCCTGACCGTGGAGTTCTATGACTCGGGCGCGTTGTCGGGCAGTGACCGGTCGGCCGGTCGGCACATCCGATCACCTCCGGACATGCGAAAGGCCCGGAGTGACCGGGCCTTGGGTGCAGATCGTCTAGTTGAGCACAGAGTAGCGTTCGCGCAGGTC